ATAAAATATCGAAAGTAAAATCTAATCCAACTGAGGTCGAAAAGCCTTCGGCTCCACAATAAAAGCCTTATCTAGCATAGAATCTACTTGAGTCATCATATTATCCCAATCCTCTTCTAGATAGCCATTCACCACCCCGTCGGAAAAAGTCACTAAGACTTTACCTACTGTATCTTTTAATACCGGGTCGTATACTTGATGTCGTTGGACAGCAAGTACGATTTTTGTTTTTATATCGTTCAACATAGCGTTGTCCTTTGTAAAAGCGGGAGATCGAAACAGGGAAATACTCCCGCTCTTATAGGTATTTATATAGTTTTTTTGGGTAAAATGATACGAAAAAGTCAAGTAAAAAAAGTACCCGCCCTGGGCGAAACGAGGAAAATACGAAACCCCAAAAAACCAAGGCGGGTCTTCTGTACGTCTCACCCGCTGTTCACGGACGGGTGTAGACCAGACGTACTATCCGATCGTTCTAGGCGTAGGATCAAATCGTCAAAAAACCCCTACCGATCGAAACTTCACCAAAGACAGGAGAAAGTAAGGAAAACTCCTGTCCTTGGATTTCTTGCGAGAGCAAGTCAGATCTCATCCATCTGATTGGGAGGTAGACTTCTGAGATAATTACTGATTCTCGCTATCAGTAATCAAGAGGAGAGATCAACTATGGAAATATAGTCTTGCGGAGACTGTGACCCCTCCTCTTCATTACTGAAGAGTCCTATTCCTCAAATTCTTTTCAAACAAACTTTCTATATCGTCAAGTTCATTGAGGTCTCCGTTTAAGATTTGCCTGCAGCTCCTCAGAGAATTGATCTCCCCTTGGACTTCTGCCATGGCCCATAGCTCTGATAGCCAATGGTACGCAGAACCTTTTTCCTTGTCGTATTCCAGGCTAGGCTCTGCATTATTTTTAATCTTAGACTCAATGATCTTAATCATGCTATCTTTTAATTTCTCTTTTTCTTTTTGAGTTAAACTATAACTACGCTTGGATTCTTTTGTCATACTCTTTGTCTACCAATTGTGAAAGGATACCTGATATTTTCTTATCCTTTCCTGCTAGTCTTTTTAACTTCTTATGAGTTTCTACTCTCACAATAACTGATTTATATTTTGTCGTATCGGTCATACTATTTCTCCCTTTGTATATTCTTCTAGAATAGTAAAGAGCGCCTCCATGTCTTGGATCAGCACTTTATACTGTAATTTATGTTCGTTAGTTAATCGGTGAAATCCTTTAGTTTCTGGAATTTCATTGGCTTTTGCCAATGCTTCATCAAATACTGCAAAGGTTCCCCCTAGCTCTTCTTGTTTTTCTCGTTCTAGTTCGTTTACTCGTCCCATTTTATTCTCCTGTATTTCTAAGATAATATATAGTATCTCCTATTGTTATTGTCAAGTGATTATTAAAAATAAATATTTTTACCTGCGACATTATGTCCAATTGCTTTCTCCATGTTTATGGGATAATATGGGATTACGAAAGGAAAAAACTATGGAAGATAAAAAAGAAACTCTTGAGTTCGGTTGGAAATACAACGAACCCTGGAGAAAATTAATAATAAACAAAAGTCCTGATAGTGATAGATACATCATACAAGTATACGAACACGAGTGGGATGATGAAGGAAATCTAACTCGAAGAGATCTTATCATTAATTCAATAGTTGAGAGTCTCGACATTCTCTACAAAGACTAACAAGTCGGGGGCTTAGGCCCCCTTCTTTTTCTTCCCTTCTATCAACCAAGATTTAAGTTTTTCACCTAACGATTGTGATGCTAAATCAATCTTATTTCTGAGACTACTTACAATGTTTTCATCAACAGTTTTCTCAGATATCAAATCAATATAAGTCACATTATTCTTTTGACCGATACGGTGCGCTCTGTCTTCTGATTGAATTCTTTTTTCTAAGTCATAGTTATTTGAAAAGTAAATAACAGTATGCGCCTGGGTCAATGTCAATCCATAGCCACCTGTTTGTTGGTTAGCCACAAAAAATCTAACCTCACTTTCTTTATCTTGAAAAACTTTTACAATATCTTGTCGATCTTTATCTTTGGTATCACCGAAGTAAGTCACGACAGTTTCTTCTCCATACTTTTTTGATAATGCTTTTTGTATATCAAAAATACTTTGTCGATAGTTTGCCCAAATAATAATCTTACCTTCTGTTTCTTCGATTACATTTAGCAGCTCATCAAGTCTATTGTTTTTCAAAGGAATTGATTGTCCGTCGTCCGTGGGCAAGTATCCACAAGTAATCTGATGTAAACGTAGAAGCATTGTCATTGTATTCGTGACAGATAAAATATCCTGGTCGAGTTGCGTAATCGCAAATGTCGATAGATCATTGTACGCCTTCTCTTGTTCCTTCGTCATCTCAACGTATCGAGGTTGATAAATTTTAGAAGGCAGATCCAAACAATCTTCTTTTAAAACTCTAAACGAAAAGGTCCCTAACTTTACAGATAACTCATCTAAGTTTCGAAAGCCAACCACTTGAGAAAATGCATGACTAGATGTATGTCGTTTTACTTCGATTGCATAACGAGCCTTATAAGCATAGTAAGAACTAAAGCCTAAAAGATCCTCATCTAAAAACTGACATTGAGAATATAAATCCAAAGGATTTTTCGTGACAGGAGATCCTGTGAGTATTCGACGATACTCGGCAAGTTTACAAATCTTTAAAATATTTTTTGTACGTTTAGCAGTTGGACTTTTAATCGTGGTGCTTTCGTCAATGGCCATTAAACTTTTGGTGCCTAATAGATATCGATCAAGAAACTGTACTGCTGGCTGATGTGCGAGAGCTTCAACGTTCATTAAAAAAATATCTAATCCGTCAAAGGAGCTAGACAACTCATCTAAACTTTTTTGATCTTCTTTTTTTCTAGAACTTGGTGCAACCCAGGTAGTCACTCTTGTTTCAATATGCTCAGGTAGATGTGCCGGTAATTCTAATCGCTCCCAATTACGATAAACACCTTTCGGTGCAATGATAACTGCAGCATTTATTTTACCTTCGTCATAAAGCATAGCGATATTGTCGATCAATACTTTTGATTTGCCTGTTCCCATTTCCATGAAGTAGGCAAAATTTGTTTTGTCCCAACTACAACCTAATGCTTGTAATTGATGTACGAATGGCTTCGTTTTAAAATTCGGATACATAACTAATAATAACTTTCTAAGTTCTTTATATAGGATTGATTATATTGATGTCAAGAGTTTCTTGCTACAAAAAGTTGTGAGATATATTCCTGGATCTTTTATTGTTTCATAGGCTTGCGTTGCAGCTAATCGACATTCTTCTAACGAATCAAATCTTTGAGGAGGAATATCCTCAATACAAGTGCTTCCTAATGGGATATAAGGATCGTTAATACAAAGCCAAATCATCATCACATATTTCATACTTGAAATAGTATAGGAAATAATCTATGTATCATAGATATAATTATAGAATGTTAAAACACTTAGATTTATTTAGCGGTATCGGAGGCTTTTCTTTAGGATTAGAGACTGCAGGTTTAGTAGAAACAGTTGCTTTCTGTGACTTTGACGAATACTGCCAACAAGTTTTAAAAAAGAATTTTCCAGGTGTGCCTGTCTATAATGACGTAAAGGAGTTGAATCATGAAAGACTTAAAGCAGATGGAATTGATACCATCGACATCATCACAGGAGGATACCCTTGCCAACCTTTCTCCGTCGCAGGTAGAAAAAAAGGTGAGCAAGATTCGAGACACGTCTGGCCAGAAATGTTTAGACTTATCCAAGAGCTCAGACCTACTTGGGTCATTGGAGAAAACGTTGGTGGACACATTAAACTCGGTCTCGACACCGTACTCGAGAACTTGGAGAGTGAAGGTTACTCCGCAAGGACGTTTAGTATTTCAGCTTCTAGCATCGGTGCAAACCACAAAAGAGAAAGAGTCTGGATTATGGCCCACTCCGACGAGATGCAACGACAGTTTTTATGTAGACAAGAGTCCGAACAAACACAAAAGACATTCGAGGGGATTGGCGAGCGAAGTGGAGCACCGATCTCTATGGCCGACTCCGAACGCTTGGGACGGGAAGAGGGGGCCCAGGAGTCAAAAGAATTTGAGGGAAAAGAATCATCAGATCAATCTGATAACCGCAGTGAAAGACGCACAGAGTCCCGAGCCGGTGAAGATGTGGCCGACACCGAGGGCAGCGATAGGAATGAGTATGAGATTGACGGAGAACATGGCGAAACTGAGACACAAGAAATACTTAGAGACGGAAGTAGCGTATCAAGAGTCGGCTCCTGGTGGTCAGTTGAACCCGACGTGGGTCGAGTGGCTCATGGGGTACCCGACCGGGTGGACAGACTTAAATGTTTAGGCAATTCGGTTGTACCTCAGATACCTTATGTGATAGGTTTAACTATAAAAAAGATTTTAGAGAATGAATAAAATATATGTGACTACAAATACGAAACTACCGACAGGTGGTTATAGAGATATTTCAGACTGCGAACGATTTGGTTTACCAATCATTATGTTTGAAAACCCAAAGCAAATTCAGGTCAATTCCAATAGATTTGTTTTCTCAATAGAGAATAAATTAAAGGATTTTACATCAAGAGATTATTTATTATTGATGGGTGATCCGGTGTTAATTGGCATGGTTTGTGCGGTTGCAGGAAAAATTACAAATAATAATTTTAAAGTATTGAAATGGGATAGAGAAAGTGCTATATATATTCCTATAACAATAGAATTATAATAGGAGAATAAAAATGGGTCTATTAGATAAAGCGTTAGAGCAGTCTAAAATAAATTCTTTAGACAGTGCTCAAGTCTCTGATATTGGAGAAGCCTGTACTGAATTAGATAATGTAAGGCAAGCCAAAGCTGATAAAGCTGCAGAGATAAAGAAGTTAGAAGAGAGAGAGTTTCAATTAGAAAATGAAATTATCCCTTCAATGATAGAAGATGCAGGAGTTAAATCTTTAACCCTGACAGACGGAAGTAAAGTTTCTATCAAAGATCAACTACGTGCGAACATCACAATGGAAAACGAAGACTACTGTTTCAACCGACTAAAAGAAATGGGTCTTGATGATGTTATTAAGAACGAAGTAAAGTTGACCTTTGGTCGTGGACAAGATTCTGATGCAACTAATATTATGACTGAACTACAAGATCGTGGTTTATATCCAAGTAATAAAAAAGGTGTTGCATGGAATACACTCTCCAAACTAGTAGAGGAACAGATTGCCAAGGGTTCGATGACATCTGTTGATCAAGAAAAGTTTGGCGTTTACACCTTTAAGAAGGTGAAGATCGAACGAAAAAAATAACAATAGGAAAATAAAAAATGACAAATGCAAAAGCAAATGGTGCAGTCACCACAAAGACTGAAAAACTACCTGCGATGAACATGGCAAGCCTTGAGAAGTTTGCAGGTACGGGCCTTGATACCATCACTACTGATGATATCGCAACGCCAAGATTAAAAGTCTTGGCACAAATGTCTCCAGAGTTGGAAGAGATTGAAGGTGCAAGAGCCGGTATGATCTTAAACTCTGTGAGCAAAAAAGCATACCCTGGGCAAGAAGGGATCAAAGTTGTTGTCTGTGGGTATGAGAAAGTGTGGTTAGAATGGCAAGACAGAGGTAAAGGTTCTTCTGCTCCTGTTAATATCTTTTCAGCAAAAGATAAACCACAAAACGCAGTACGTGGAGATGACGGAAAGTTCCGTCTTGAGAGCGGAAACTACCTAGAAGAATGTGCAAACTTTTATGTGCTTCTTTTAAATGGTGGTGTGGCTCCAGAGCCTGCAATCATATCAATGAAAGCAACACAATTAAAAGCTGCGAGAAGTTGGGCTTATAGTTTAAAGAATGAATTCATTCAAAACCCACAAAGCAAAAAACTTTTCTTAGCTCCTAGTTGGTATCGTATCTACGAACTAACTACTACCAAACAATCTAATGATAAAGGTTCTTGGTATGGTTGGGTTGTCAACAAAGGTGAGTTCTTAAACAAGGAAGACACTTTTGATATGGCTGCAAATTTCAATGAGTCTGTTAGAAAAGGTATTGTTAAACCTAAGTACGACGACGAAGTTGAAACTTCAAACGCATCTGGTGACATTCCGTTTTAATGGAACCAAGGGTCTCTAAATTTAAAGAGATCTTTCTAGGGTTGGAGCGTGCTTATGGTACGTTCCAGCCTGGTGAGAGTTTTCGAGAAGACAATAAAGCTGAGGGTAAATCTTTTATCCATAAGCAACAGATCGAAGACACCTTATGGGAGGATCATCTTAAAGGTGCATGGCCTAGTCTAGGCATCTTTCCAATAAACGACGAGGATAAATGTCGTTGGGGGTGTATTGATATAGATCAGTATCCTCTTGATCATTTAAGTATCGTCACCAAACTTAAAGAAAAAAATTTACCATTCGTTGTCACCAAATCTAAAAGTGGTGGAGCACATCTGTTTTTATTTTTTAAAGATTATGTTCCTGCAGGAGCAGTGCAAAAAAAGATTAAAGAGTTAGCGTCCTTGATGGGTCTAGGACATTGTGAAGTTTTTCCAAAGCAAGACAAATTAATTAGAGAGGGTATCAATACAAAGGATTGGGAAGTGGGTAGTTTTCTTAATCTGCCTTATCATAACGGTTATGATTACTCTGATAGGCATGCTTTCAATGATAAAGGTAATGCATTATCTTTGGATGAATTTTTATTAGAGGTAGAACAAAAATCTATTACCTTAGACCAACTAAAAAAATTATCTTTAACAAACGAAGCATCAGAGTTTAAAGATGCACCGTTTTGTATTGAAGCATATTTGACAGAGAATAAACAAGTTCAACAAGGCAGTAGAGATAGTTTCTTATTTCAATACGCTATCTTTGCTAAGAAAAAATATGGAGAAAACTATGAGGAGGAGGTTCATAAGTTTCATCATAAATATTTTGCGGATCCTTTATCTCCTAAACAATTAGAAAAAATAATCAAGCAGGCAGATAAAAAAGAATGGGGCTATAAGTGTAAGGACCAACCTATGTGTTCTTATTGTAATAAATCAAAATGTAGAATTAGAAAGTATGGAGTAGGAGATAGTAATGTTATTACCGATATCGGAAATGTTGTTCAGCATGGTGATGATGCTGATACTATTTATCATGTCACGTTAAATGATGAGCATAGATTAGTTTTGAATGTAGAGGAGTTATACGATCAACACAAATTTAGAAAGAAGTGTTTGACTAAAATTGCATCAATGCCTTCAATGATGAATCGTGATGATTGGGACGCTTTTGTTTTAAGTATTGTATCTAAAGCTATAAAAGTAGCGCCCGACTTTGAGGTTACACCTGAGGGTCAATTTAAAACCATTCTTAATAGATATATTTCTAATCAAGCCAACGCAGTGGACATAGAGGAGATTCTCAATGGTCAGTGTTTCGTGGACGAAGAAGATAACAAAGTTTATTTTAGGTTAGATCAACTTCAAGAATTTATGAAGAACAGAAGGTATGCTCAACTAACAGGTATTCAATTAGGTATTTATCTAAGAGAGTTAGGTGGGGATAGTACCAAAAGAAAATTAGGAAACAAAAAAGGTCAATTAGTTTGGTGGGTCCCTAATGATAAGTTTAATACTAAGGTAGAATTATTACCTGAAGAAGAAGTAAAAGAGGAGACCATACCATTTTAGAAAATGTTTGTAAGATTATAGGTCCTCCTGGTACAGGTAAAACAACAACACTATTACGCATTGTTGAGGAGCAGTTGTCCGAGGGCCGTGAGCCAGATAGGATTGGCTATTTTTCTTTTACAAGGAAAGCAACACAAGAGGCAATAGATAGAGCGTGTACAAAATTTAAACTTCCTCGTAAAGAATTAAAATGGTTTAGAACTTTACATAGTTTAGCCTATCAATGGATGGGTTGCACAAATACAGACATCATACAAAAGCAAGACTTCAAAGATTTCTACAAAGAATATGGAATAGATATATCTCAGTCTATCAAAGTAGAAGAGAACGTCGTAGGAGAAGAAGAGTCTGGGCTACACTTAATAGATTTATACAGAGTAAAAAATACCTCTTTAGAAGAAGAGTTTAGAAAGTTCGGTCATGTCAAAGGAGGACTCGCTAGACTACAAAAGATAGATAAGAACTATCGTCTGTTTAAAAAAAATAGAACTATCAAAGATTACACAGATTTAATTACAGAGTTTAATAAAATACAAATGTCTCCTAAACTAGATATTGTCATTGTCGATGAGGTTCAAGATTTAAAACCGAACGAGTGGCAGATGGTTCAAATTATGATGAAGCAAGCCAAAGCTATTTACTTAGCAGGGGATGATGATCAAGCAATTTATTCTTGGAGTGGGGCAGATGTTTCTAAGTTGATTGATCTAGACTGCCATTTGCAAGTGTTGAATCAATCCTATAGAATACCAAAAACAATATTCGCAAAGTCAAATAGTCTTGTATCTAGAATTAAAAAAAGAATTACTAAAGAATGGCAGCCTAGAAATGATCAAGGCAAAGTTAAAAATACAAACTTTGAGAGTATTGATTTAAGAGAAGGTCAGTGGTTGATTTTGGGTAGAACAAATTATTATATCAACAACGTCGCAGAAGAGTTGAAAAATAAGGGTTTTTTGTTTGAAAAAAATAATTATCTTTCGATAAGTTCAGACGTGGCAGTGGCTTACAGAAGTTGGAGGGCCTTACAAAAAGGTCAAGAAATATCTTATGGTCAAGTTAGAACAATGTATCAATACATTTCTCTTGGCTCAGAGGGTGTGTCTCGTGGTAAGAAAAGTTTACCTGGGGCAGATCAAGAAAGTAAATTTTCTTATGAAATATTATCCAAAGAGTGGGGACTCAATATTTCTTTGAACGCACCTTGGGAGGTAGCTTTAAGCAGAATAAAAGAATACGATAGAATATATATTAAACAAATACTAAATAGCGGGCATGATTTAGATGAGAAAGTTAATATAAAATTATCTACAATACATGGTGCAAAGGGAGGCGAGAGTCAAAACGTTGTTGTATTCTCAGACATCTCAAAAAGAATTAATGATAGTATGTGGTCGAATAGAGATGATGAAAGAAGAGTTTTTTATGTAGCTATGACTAGAGCAAAAGAAAATTTATATATCATTCCTTCCACTTCACCCTATGAATACGAGGAGATACTCAGATGATATTTGAACAACAAATGGATTTGTTAAAAAAAGAAAACAAACCAGAGTGGACGAGACCTAACTTTCCAGACATCACAGGAATACAACAAGTAGCTATAGATTTAGAAACATACGATCCCGAGATTAAAAATCTTGGCGGTGGTTGGGCAACGAACAAAGGTTTTGTTGTAGGTGTTGCAGTTTCTTTTGATGGCTTTGATGGTTACTTTCCAGTGAGGCATGAACGAGGGGGAAATTTTTCAGAAGAGGATGTTAAGAAGTGGTTAAAAAAATTATTCAAAGAGGACCCCATAGTTGTTTGTCACAATGCTGTTTATGATTTGGGTTGGCTTCGGCGTTGGGGTGTCGATTGTAATGTCACTAAGATATACGATACTTTGATAGCTGCTCCTTTGGTTGATGAGAATAGATTTAGTTATAGTTTAAATAATTTATCTAAAGATTATTTAGGAGAGAGAAAGCAAGGAAATATTTTAGAAGACTTTGGTAAAGAGCATGGCTTCAAAGCAATTGAAAATATGCATCTTGTTCCTGTGGAGTATGCAGGAATTTATGCAGAGCAAGATACTAAATTGACATTAAAACTTTGGGAGTTTCTAAGAGTTGAAATACAGAAGCAAGGACTCACCGATATATTTAATTTGGAAACAGACTTGCTTCGTCTTTTACTAGAGATGAGATGGAAAGGTGTCCGGGTTGATTTAGAGAAAGCAGAAAAGACAAAGAAGTTTTTCAAATCAGAAGAAGAAAAAATTTATTCTAATATCAAAAAAGAAACATCAATAGATATTGGTAGTTCAGATATTTATGCAGCAGCATCTTTACAAAAAATATTTGATAAACTTGGAGAGAAATACGAACTCACAGAAAAGAATAAACAAGCTAAAATTAGCAATACTTTAATGAAAGAGAGTGAGAATCCTTTAATTCAATCAATCTCTGTAGCCAGGGAGTATAATAAGGCTCACACCACATTTATTGACTCTATTTTAAAACATAATGTGAACGGTAGGATTCACGCTGAGATCAACCAGCTCAAGGGAGAGTTTGGGGGCACGGTCAGTGGGCGGTTGTCCATGAATAATCCTAACTTACAACAGGTCCCTTCTCGTAATGAAATCATAGGTCCCAAGATACGATCTTTGTTTCTACCTGAGGATGGGGAAAAGTGGGCATCTTTAGATTATTCTCAACAAGAGCCTAGATTGCTCGTGCACTATGCCAAAAAACACGATTTAGAGGGCGCTGAGACCCTAATTAAGTTCTTTCATGAAGGAAAGGACTTCCACCAAGTAACTGCTGATATGGCTCAAATATCAAGGAAAGAAGCCAAGACCATAGGATTAGGACTGATGTATGGTATGGGTATAGCAAAACTAGCAGATTCACTAGATATCAGCCCCGATGAGGCCAAAGCCTTGAAGAAAAGATACAATGACAATGTTCATTTTTTAAACAATATAATTGTCAAAGCCACTCGATATACAGAACAGAATGGCTATATCAATACCCTGCTCGGTAGAAGATGTCGATTTGATCTTTGGGAAAACAAAGACTTTCATGACAAAAGAATGATGAATCATGAGAACGCTAAGAAGACTTGGGCGTGGAATGAAATGAAAAGAGCAGGAACCTATCGTGCATTGAATAGGTTAATACAAGGTTCAGCAGCAGATCAAACCAAAAAAGCCATGGTGGATCTGTGGAAAAACTTAGGCATGGTTCCTATGATTCAAATACATGACGAACTCAACGTCTCCATAGCCAACGAGACCCAGGTGAAAGAGATTAAAGAGATAATGGAGTCTGCTGTTGAACTTCATGTGCCCGTCAAATGCGAGGCAAAAATTGGTAAAAACTGGGGAGAAATAAAATGAGAATATCTTATGACAACGGTAAATTAAATTTATCTTTAACTAATGAAGAAGTGGACCATATTGCTGATAACAAAGGTAGAAGTATACCGATGGATATTAGTTGGTTAAAGGTTCTACATGAAGACATATCTAAATGTGTCATGGCTCATTGGTCTAAAGTTGAGGTATGGGATGCTTTAGAGTCACATCAGAAAACTATAAAAAGCATGGCTAAAAATAAAAAATAACATTATATTCTCCATCAAATTACAAGGAGATAAATAATGTTTAGTTTAACTAATAAAGCAAAGAATCACTTCTTAAATTTTTTTAAGGGTGATGATAAAAAAGAAGAAGAGTTAATCGACTTCTTAAAAGCAGAATATAAAAAGGACTGGAAAGCAGCTTACGCTTGGTACCTTGAAGAAGGAACTTTACCCAATTACGTAAGAAGATCTATTTAGTCTCTGTGGTGTAGCGTTTGCCATTCCAAGTAAACGCTTTTGCACCCTTCTTTCTAAAGTGTCTAAACGCTTCACCGAAGGAAACACCGCCTTTTGATTTACCAACATTATAGTTTTTTGTATCAGACCTCTTTTTAATATTTGATCCAGGGGATGCTGATGTGGGCTTCTTAGGCTTTTTATTACTCATCCCTGCTTTAGATGCGGATCTAGTAGAATCAGCAAGATTTTTTTCTTTCATTTTTTTAAAGTCAGATATGGCTTTGTTTCTTTCACCTCTTGTAACTTCTTTTAATCTTGCGGTCTTACCCACTATGTCTGAATCTTTTGGTGACTTTTCAGATTTTTTACCTCTGAACTGTCTATGTTTTAATACTTGTTTTGCCATTACATACTCCTCATGTGTTAGCTACTATTTCGGCTAGAGATTCACAGCGTTTCGGGGTTTGTTTATGCCACCTCGAATCCTTCATTTCATCCGCTGCGGTTTTCCATTGTTTGACTCTCATCGCTTTCCACATCTTTTTAAACTTAGATACGCCTGTGGTACCTAGTTGAAAAACCATTTCTAGTATAACTTCTCCTACGTGTTGAGGCAAGTCATGACCGATATTATCTTGTATTAACATATCTGCTCCTGCTGCCGCTCTGTTTAAATCCATTTCAAATATTTCCATGATTTCATCCATTGGTATCTCTACTCCTTCAGCAAATCTTTCTCTTTCATGTGGTTGTACCAAATGGCCGATACCCACAGTGGCTTTGCCTAATGTGTCTAAATACATAGATGTGCGCAGGCCTTCATGGTCCTGTACTCTTGCTTTCAGTGCTTCTGTAATTTTAATCATGATCCTATACCCCAATGTTCTTCATGAGGGTCCTTGTCTACCTTTCTTTTAAATATTAACTTTAATACTTTTATAATTTTAATCATTGTAAATCAATTGAAAACATATCTTCGGTTTGTTTAGGAGTCATTACTCCACTGTTAAACATTGTATTATTGTTCTGCTTGTTTTGATTTATTAAGTTCTGCATTCTTGATTCGGGATTTTGATAGTCAGAAACGATTTCAAATCCTGCTGGTATTGCAGAAGGTATTCCCATTCCTGCACCTGCTTGATATCCACTTCCAGGCATTCTTAAAAACTTATTATCAAATACTCTTGGAGCGGATGTTATACCTGTGGCAGGAAATCTTCTAAAAGAATCATCAGTAAAATCTCCCGCTTCTGCAACAG